CGACGCGGCCATCGACGCCCCGGCCGCCGCCCCGGCGCCCGTAATGGCGGGCGGGACCGTCGCGGCCATCGCAGCGCCCTGCGAAGCTCTCTCAGCCACAGCGTCCACGCCGCCGTAGATGCTGTCGAAGATTTGCTCGCCGGCCTTCTGGAACATCCGGTCTGCGAAGTTGCCGAACTGGTTGGACAGGAAGCCCTGAAGGTCGCGCGCCATCGCCGCGCGGATGCCGTCGCTGAAAGCCGAGGCGAACAGCTCGCGATGCTCGCCATAGGTCGCGGCCGTCCGCTCGCGCGTCACCTCTTCGGTCGCTCGACGCTCGGCTTCCGGCTTGTCCAGACGGAACTCCTGCTGATACCTGATCGCCAGATCGCGGATCGCCGCCTGATCCTGCAGTTCCTTGGTCAGCTGGCGGTTGCCGCTCAGTTGCGCGACCGCGAGGCGGTGCTCTTCGCGGGCCAGATCGAGGCCGCGCTTGGCGGCTTCCACGCGGGCCGACTGGATAGCGGCCAACATGCTTTCAGCCTTGGCGATGGCGCTCGTCTCGTCGGCCGTCACCTTGGCCAGCGCCGCCACCAGCTCCCGCTTCTCGACCTCTGCCTCAATCGCGCGGACCGTCTCCCAGTTCTCGTCCAGTCGGGCGATGTCCAGGTCCCAGCCGCGCTTCAGCAGGCCTTCTTCACGCTCCATGGCGCGCGCGCGGGCTTCGTCCAGTTTCGTCTGGACCTCGCCCGAGATGGCGCGGGCCTGAGCCGCCTTGAACCCGGCGTCTTCCAACTGGCGGATGCGCGCCGTGATCTCGGCCTGACGCTCCAGTTCACGGACCTTCGCGACCTGCTCATCCAATTGGGCGACTTCCAGCGCGGTCTGCGCCTTCAGGTCTTCCAGAAGGCGTTTGCGTTGCTCGGCGGCCTTGGCGGCATTCTTGTCGGGCTTTGAGGTAAACTCGATCGGCGTGGTGGCTTGGACCACAGCTTCTTGCGCCGCCTCGACCATGCCTCGCACGCCGTCTTCGGCAGCTTCGGCCTCTAGCCGCAGGCGCATCAGCGCAGTCGTCTCTCGAACCACATCGCGCGGATTGCCGTTCGGACCGATCCCGCCCTCCGGGATAGTGGATTGACCATAGGCGTCCACAAACGCGGAGGCTGGGGCGCCCGAGGCGCGCGCTAGTTCGCGGCGCTCCTCGACCTTTTGCCGCTCAACCTCCTTGGCCTCCAAATAGGCCTGACGCTTCATTTGCGCCTTGATCCGCTCTTCAGAGATCAGCGCATCGATCTTCCGGCGAATCGACGCCGTTTCGGCATCGTTGGCCGTCGCCAATTTGCGGGTCAGCTTCTCCAATTCGGTATTGGCGGGCGCCAGGGCTTCCTTCGCCTTCGCCTGCGCCTTGGCGGCCTGTGCTGCTTCGGACTGCGCCTTCGTTAACTTGTACAGCGCGAGCGACAGGGCTGCGACAGCCAGTATAGCCACGCCGACAGGACCGCCCATCAGCGCCATTGCCGTCGCCGCGCCGCGTGTGGCCAGAGTCATGCCTTGGAAAGCTACTGTCGCCCCCGTGGCTGTGGCCGTCTGACCGACAATGGCGGCGCTCAAAGCGCGGGCGGCCAATGTTTGTTGTCCGATTACCGTAACGTTCGCTGTCTTCGCCCAGGTGTCTGCCAGAGTTTGTTTGGTGCTCAGCGCCAGCGCGGTTCCGTATTTGGCGGACATCACGACGGCGCCGTAGGTCGCCGCGGTTGAAAGGAGATCGATGTTCTCGCCGAGCACTTTTACTGCACCCGAAGCGGCGTTCAGCGTCTTGGTCACAGCCTCGGTGCCGCCGCCGTCAGCCAGTGCCTTGAAGGTATCGCTCGCCTCCTTCCTCAGATCGTTCAGCGCCTTGGTCAGCCCCTGATTGGTCGCCTCGGCAGCGCCCTTAACCTGCCGAGCCAGGTTATCCAGCACGACGCCTTGCGCCTTCGCCGATTCGCCTGCTTTGAGGTGTGCCTTTGCGCGGTTCAGCTCCTCTTCTGACAGTGCAAAGCCGCGCTTCTTGAGGTTCGCGAACCCCGCAATCGGATCGTCCAGCGCACGGGCGACCGCGTCCAGGTTCGACTGAAGGTCGCCGCCGAAGGTCGCCGCGAGGTCATCCGCAACTTCGATCGCGGCAAGGAATTCTTTCCGGCCGATGCTGGTGAAGGTCGCGAGCTGCGCCGCCACAGTCTGAATTTCGGCCGCAGATCGACCCGTGCGCCGCTCCAGCGCATCCGCCCATTCGGCGATTTCTTTCTGTGACAGACCGGCGGCGTGGCCAGTGGATTTCAGGACAGCTTCAAGTCGCCGAGCCGCCTCTTCTTCCTGCTGCAAATCCTGAAGCAGTTGGCTGGCGCCAAAGGAGATTCCCAGCGCTGCCAGTCCACCCATCGCCGTGCCGCGCAGGCCGTTAAAGCGACGCTCAAGATCACGAAGGGCCTTGTCGCCGCGCGCGTCCAGCCCGCGAAACTGAAGACCATTTCTCGTCTTCCGGTTCGTCGCGTCCAAGCCCTTCTGGATGCGATGCAGCGCGGCATCCGTCCGGTTGGCAGATTGCAGCATGGCCTTCTCAAAGTTGGCCATCCGAGCGTCGAGAACGACGGAGAAAATCTCTTCTTCGGCCATATCTCACCCATGAAAAAGGCCGCCCCGAAGGACGGCCTGTAAGTTTTTGCTTTGCGGCGATCAGCGCTTGACGAAGGGCGGCGGCAGCAGCCGGATTGACCACGCGGGCTGAGGCAATCCGGCGGCTTGTTGAACGTGGATTAGAATGTGGATCTGGTTCTTGAAACCAGCGACTTCATAACTCCGTCTTTGTCGAACAGGACAGAGACTACTTCCACCTGCCTACCCGCTTGAGACGTCCATTGAAGAAGCGTTGTGCCATCAACCAGTCTGGACTCAGAGTTATACCGGCCGAATAACGCAATGGCGTCAGCCTGTGATGTGCTCCCGATTTCCAACCGTTCGCTCAGGTCAAATATACTTGGCGGTGCCACATAAGTCAGAGACGGAAGGGGCGAGGGCGCTGGAACACAGCCTGCAACTAAAAGCAGTGCGGCCCCTGCGCCCACTATCGCGGATCTACTCATGTTCATTTCCCCGGATCATTGATCGGCGAAGGCTACGACCTCAGGCGTATTTCGCCAACAGTTCCGCGTGCCGGTCATCTGTCGGCGCCGACGGCTTGGCTTCACCGCCATGGGCCTCGGCATAGCCTTCCATCGCCTGACCGAACTCCCACAGGCTCATTTGGCCGACCTCTCGCGCCGTCCACCCGAGGACGGCCGCTGCGCCGATGATGGACCCGAACCTGATTTTACTGCGCGGGAGCGGGTCGGCTTCGCTCCCTCCTGCTCCCCCAGGGGTTCGTCCTCAGGCCCGAAGACTGCCGCCGTCAGGATGTCATAGGCCAACTGCGTGAACTGGGCGTAGCCGCGCGACTGGCGGTCGAAGTTGTCGCGCACCAGAACGGTCGCCTCCAACTGCGTCGCCCCGCCGCCGACAAGGCCCTGAAAAATCGTTTCGCGCAGGTCGTCGACGCGCCAGGCCGCCGCCTCGATGCGTCGGATCAGCTCGACCGGCCCGGCGTCGCTTTTGTCCTGCAACGCCCGCAGCCGGTCGATGTCGAGGCGGAAGGCCCGCTCCTCGCCACCGAAAGGCCGGATCAGAAGAGCGGTCCCGTCCATTACGCGCCGCCGACGTTGGCGCCGTAGGTCGCGGTGACAGCGCCGCTGGATTGCAGGGCGATGTCGCCGGTGACGGTCGGCGTGCCCGGATCGCCGTTCATGCTGAACGTCGTCAAATGATACGCGCCCAGGAACTGGATCACATTGTCCGGATCGGCGTCGTCCAGCACCACGATGCAGTTGCGGGTTTCGGGCGACTGCTGCCAGTCGACCAGCGGCTTGACGTCCTTCTTGTCGACCTTGCCGGCGCCGGTCACATCCACCGACAGGCTGACCTTTTCGCGGATCAGCCATTGCAGCTTCTGCAGGTCGTCGCAGTCCGGGATCGAGTCCTCGGTCGTGTTGGCGTTGAAGTTGATGCCGCGCGCCGCATTGATCGTGCACAGCGGTTTGAACTGTTCCGGCGTCGCGCCGTCACCGACTTTCAGCACCAGTTCGGACCAGCGCGTGGTTTTGACCAGAGCCATGGCTCGGCCTCCTTTCGATTGTGAGGAAGAAGACCGCGCTGGGCGGCCGGGGCATCAGGCCGAGGCTTCGACCCAATAGCGATGCTCGATGACGCCGAGAGCGCTTAGGCCGTCAGCGTCCGGCATGTAGCGGGCGCTCTCGACACGGTGCTCGACCGTGCGAAAGCCGGGAATGGGCAGGGCGATATCCAGCAGCGAACGGACAAGGCCGCCGATGCGCTTGGCCTGCGCCTTCGTGACGGCTGGGCCCTGCTCATCGTCGCGCGTCCAGACGTACAGGGTCGAATAGATCTCGTACGCCTCGCGGCAATCGTCGCCGTCAGGGAGGATTTGGCTCTCGCCGTGGATGATATGCGGGAAGGGAGCATCATTGGGCGCCGAGAGCCCGTAGAGTTGGACCCGGCCGCCCATGGCGTCGGCCAGCGCCCGGCTGTCCCGAAGCAGTTGTTCCTGAGTGGCGTCGAAGGCTTCGTCGATCATTTCGCCTCCTGCGCCCCGCGCTTAAGAGCTCGCGTACGCGCCGCACGGATGCGGGCTTTCATGCGGCGATAGGTCGGCCAGAAGAACGGCTGGGCGGGCGTTCCCGGATGGGACCGTTTGACCTTCCGGTTGCGGCCAGACGCATCGGTCGTTCGCTCCCCCTTGGTCCCCGCCTTCGTCCCGAACTCGACAAATCGGATGTACCAGCCCTTCGGCCTTTTCCCCTTTTTCTCGCCGCCGACGATCCGATAACCGATCTGCCCGTCATCCAGAGGCACCTTGCGGATCGAGTCACGAAGCCCGCCGCCGCCTGGCCCTTTGCGAACCGGCGCGGCCGCCTTGATCGCGTCAACCAGCGCATCCGCCGAACCTGAAAGCGACGCATCGACCCGAACGCGCATCTGCTCCGGCAGCTTCATCATACGCTTCTTCAGATGCGCGCGGCCTGCCGCCGTCAGGGGACGACCCATCAGCCCTGCGCCACGCCTATGACCGCCAGCACATCGAGGAAGCCGCGCGTCTTCGACGGCGAAACAGCCGTGATGTTCGCCACACGACCAGCCCGGCGAGCATCAAGCGCGCGCCAGCCCGGCGTGATCTGACGCGACACGCTGGACTCCCGGATCGTCAGGACGACCGGCTGCCGCCCCGTCAGGCGATCCTGCATCACCGCCTCCGATCCGATCAGCCACGTCACCTTGGTGCTGACGCTGAAGCCTTCCTCCCATGGGCCGCGCCGATCGCCATTGGCGTCGACGCTGCGCTGCTGGAATGTCCAACGGTCCCTAAGATCGCCCGCACCGATGCTCATCAGGCAGACGCCTTGGAGCGCTTAGGGGGGGGAGACGAACCGGGTTCGTCAGCAGGTCGGGGCGGCGCATCGATCTCGATAGCAACACCCTCGCGGACCATCTGCTCGCCCCAGGCGCGCTTGACGGTCTCTTCCATCCCGGTCTTGTAGGCCACGGTCAGCCGCCGATCCTCGAGCGGCGTCCAGAGGCGATCTTTCAAAAAGCGAACGCGCATGGCGGGTCTCCTCAGACGCGCAGCCAGCGGTATGGATCGATCAGGTTCCTGATCGGCGATCCGTCCGACAGCTGCGGTTCACGGTTTTGGTACAGCTCGCCGAGCGCCAGCAGCGCGGCGGACCTGAACGCTGCGGTCGCTCCAGCCCCGTCAGGCACAAGGGCGATATTGCAGTACTGAAGAACGCGGCTGACGGCCGCGTCGGAGTAGGTCTCGATCAGGGCGTCGTCGTCATCGTGATCAACGCGCAGGTGCTGCTTGGCCTCGGCCAGGCTGAAAAGCGGGCCGGTCCCGGTGACGACGACGTTGAGCATGGATCAGCCCTTGGCTTCGGTTTTGCCGTAGACGCTCAGGTCCAGACCCTGACCGGCAAATTCGGGGTCTGAGGGGTGGCGCCGGGTCGGGTCGTTGAAGTCGCCGCCATTCTGGACGGCCGAGGTGCCGGCGCGAGGATTGCTCTCAACGGCGGGGTGTTCCACCGGGATGGCCGCCTTGATTTCGGGCTCAATGAACGCGCCCGACGCGGAATCCATATCCGTCGCCGGTGCCGGATTGGTCACCGCCATCGTTTCCGGCAGCCGCCCCTCGGCAGCAGCCTTGTCGGTTTCGACCTGGGCAGCCTCAGCGCGACGCTCAGCCTGTTCCTCGGCAGCGCGATCTTGGCCGGGGGCAGGGGCGCTGCCGGCCTTCTTGTTGGACTTGGCCATGTCGGCCTCCTTTTTGACGGTGTTAAGGTCCCCGACTTTCCGGGGCGGACGACATGCATCCGTCCGGGAAAATCGGGCCGGGATTCTCGCCCGGCCCGACCTGTTCGGCGGCTGTCCGCTTACGCGCCGGCCATCTTCATGGCCTTGATGGCCTGCGGATCCTTGACGCCGCCCCCGACGCGCTTGGTCGTGTAGAACATCACGTAGGGCTTGTTGGTGTAGGGATCGCGCAGGACCCGAACGCCAGTCCGGTCAACGATCAGATAGCCACGACGGAAGTCCCCGAAGGCGATCGGCACCGCGTCCGCGACTGCGTTCGGCATCGCCGCCATTTCGGTGACGGGATGGCTCAGCAGCTGGGCAGGCTGACCGACCTGCAACGACGGCTGCCAGATGTAGTCGCCGTCGCTGTTCTTCAGCTTGCGGATCTTGCCGATGGTGTTGCGGTTCATCACCCAGCGCGCGTTCTGCGAGAGAACGCCCGGCAGGCTCAGCTCCAGATCGATCAGCTCATCGGTCGTGATAGCCGTGGCGGCCGCGGCGGCGGTCAACGCGATGGAGCCGAGCGGATTGTCAGCCGCGTTCGCGCCGCCGGCGACGTACGTCAGGAAGCCCTTGGGCTTGTTCGTGCCGTTGCCGGACACGAAGGCCAGACCCTCCTGGTAAGCGAACTCGGTATCGACCTCGTTCGCCAGCCAGGCTTCCAGATCGACTTCCGAATCGTCCAGCAGTTGCTGCGTTGCCGCCGGGTTTGCGTAAAGCTCGCCGGGCGTGAAGGTCTGAGAGCCGAATTCCGGCGAGGCCGTTTCGGGCCGCGCCGCCGTTTCGCCAACCCAGCCGGATCCGGTGCCGCGCAGATTGTACAGCTTCTTGAAGCCGGCTCCCGAAATGGTCTGCACGGTCGCGATCTGGCGCATAGGCGAGATCTCGACCAGCTTGTCGGTGATGGTGCGGTCCCACTCGACAGGGGCCAGATAGCCGCCTTCGTCGTCGGCCCCCTTGTTCAGGGAGGCCTGTACGTCGCCCTTGCGGAAGTGCGCCTGGAAAGCCGTGGTGTACTCGGCATCCCGCGGCGCGTCCTGGGCAGCGGATCCTGCGGCGATCCGGGCGTTCAGATCATCGATAGCTTTCTGATAGCCGTCGATGGCGGCGTTGATGGTCTCCAGCTTCTGATTGACCAGGCCGTCCTCCGCCTTGGCTTTCAGCTTCTCGTCGTTCGTCTTCTTGAACTCTTCGAAGGCGGCCTGAACCTGGGCGATCATGCTCTTGGGGTCGTTGGCGTCAGCGCGCACGACGCCGCAGAGGGCGCGGGGCGTCGGGTTGCCCGGCAGACCGGCGAAAGGTCGCGAAGCGGGAGCAGCGCAGAGCAGCGACGCCGTCACGAGGTGGTGCGCGTCAGGCGAAGCGATTTGCGCTGCAAACGAAGGGTCGACGGCGAACGCGCAGGCGACCGCCGTCAGGGCCAGAACGGCCATGATGGTGAAGATTTTCATGATGATGGTCCTTGCGCTCTTAGGCGCTGATGGATTTGAGAAGGCTGGCGAGAGCGCCAGTCAGTTCAGGATCACCAGCGCCGGGCGTGGTGTCGGCATCGCAGGCAGCGCCAGGCGTGCCCTTGATCTTGTTGATGCGGTCCCGCGCCTGGGTGCGCGTCAGTCCCGCAGAAACCAGCTGTAGCTCCATTGCTCGGAGCTCGTTGACGCGACGATCTTCAGCCTTCGCCTTGTCATCGGTCGTGATCTTGTCGGCCCCCAGCAGGGCGTCGGCGAAGCCGCGCTCGATGGCCTGCGAGCCGCTCATGAAGGTCTCGGCGTCCATCCACCTGGCGATGTCTTCGGCCTTCTGGCCGCTGCGCGCCGAATAGACATCGACCATGGCGGCGTCGAACGGCTCCAGGAACTCTGCGGTCTCGCGCATGTCGTGGCGGTTGCCCATGGCCAGGACCCAGCAGTTATGGATCATCAGGAACGACGCCGCGCCGATCTCGACAGCGTCGCCGGCCATAGCGATGATCGACGCGGCCGACGCGGCCATCCCCATCACCTTGACCGTCACGTCGTGCGGGTGCTCCCGCAGGACGTTGTAGATGGCGATCCCCTCGAACATGTCGCCGCCGGGCGAGTTAATCTGCACCGCGACGGGGCCAGCAATGGCGCGGAGTTGGCTCGCGACCTTCTTGGCCGTGACGCCGCCGCCGGTCCACCAGTCCTCGCCAATGACCTCGAACATGGTGATGACGTTGTCGCCACGCTCCAGCGCGCGGATGCCGGCCGCATCTTCCGACCATTTGTCGAAAACCTGCGGCTTGGTGAATGCCTGTACGTCACGATTTGCCGGTTGCGGCATGGCCGCTGGCCGGGCCTTGGCGAAGACCCGCATGTTACGCTGGCGCATTCCCGCCTCCGTCGATTGATGGCTTCGCCTCGCTCGTTCCAAGCCCGAGTTCGGCATGTGCGCCGCCCATTGGCGGCAGATTGGAGAGGCCGCGCACCTCATCCTGCGTCATCCAGGGACGCTGGCCGCCCGCGCCCAGCGCCTTCGCGAAGAAGTCACCCTGATCCTTGGTCGAGCCCTTCAGAAGGGCGTCGGCGTTGTATTCGACCGAGTATCGCTCAGCCTGCGCCTCAGTGAGCAGCGACCGTTCGGCCGCCTGTTGCCAGGCGGTGAACCACGGCCCGAGAGCGTATTGGACGAAGAACTGGCCCAAAGCCTGAATGCCTGAGCCCCAGCTCGTTTCATCCACCATGAGCAATGGTCGCGGCACGCCGGTCACACGAGCGATCTCTTCGACCTGCATCTTACGCAGGCCGGATAGCTCCGCATCCTTGGCGTTCTGCGCCATCGCTACGTATTCCATCCCCTCTTCGAGGATGAGGTTCTTGCCTGCGTTCTCTGCGCCCTCTTTCTCGGCGAGGCTGGCCTTGAGGCGCTCGAAGGCAGGGTCGGACAGCTTCCCCGGATGCTTGAGGGCGCCGCCGATGAAAGACCCGTTCTTGAACAGGCGACCGGCAGCCAGTTCTGCGCTGAGCGCCAAACCGATGGCGTCCCTCGCCTGACGCACCAGGTTGACCCCGTTGAGCCCATCCATCGAAAGACCGCGGAGGTGAAAGATTTCGTCCGAGGCGTAAGTCCGCTTTCCGCCCTCAGCCGGCTGATAGTCGTAGACAACCGTCCAGTCGGGGCGCTGCTTGATCTCAACCCGGCGCGGATTAAGCGGGATCAGTCGGACGATCTCATCCTGTCCCGTCCTGATCTGGCGAGACCGTACGATCAGGGCGGCTGCAGGGCGATCGCTGGTCATCGCCCTGAGCTGCATCAGCGATCGGAAATCGAAGGCCGTCTGCCAATTGTTCGGGCGACGGTGGAGCAGCTTGTAGACCGCCAGCTCCTTGGCCTTTTCCTTCGTCTCATTGTCGAGGACATGAAGCGGCAGCATCCCCATGGAGTTGCTGATCAGGCTCATGGCCCGGAAGAACGCCGGGTTCCGCATGGCGGCCTCGGCCGAAACCGTCGCGCCTGACGCCGCCTGATACCCATGCCGCATGAAATCGACCAGGAAAGGGTCGTTCAGCGAGTACGCCATCACCGCTTCCCCGACATGCGCCGTGGCCGGCGGATCGGCAGGCTGTTTCGCCCCGAAGGGCCAGAGACGGGCGAGATCCATTCCGCCTCCTTCAGACCATCAACAGGCCCCGCCGTTCATAGACTGACGGGCCTGTAGCTTCCGGATTGCGGCTCATCAGCATGGCCGCGTTGAACAGGGCGACGAGGGGGTCAATCTTGGCCCGCCCGGCGCTTTCCTTCGTGATCAGCACAGCGCCGCCGCGGACCTGCGCCTTCGCGTTCCCGACACACCAGGTCATCATCCGACGCCCGCCGTGGCGAAACGTTCGGTTCTTAAGCTTGATCTCCAGCCCCCAGGACGCCGGCGACAGCGCCGACCCCTGGCGAATGGACGAGAGCAGGTCGCCCTCGATCTTCCGAACCGCCAGCTCATCAATCAGAGCGGCGATCCCGAACGGGTCAAGGCCGATGCCATACTTCTCGGGGAACAGCCCGGCCGCATGCACCTGCTCCAGAATGTCTGCGGCCTCCCGGATGGGCTGGAGCGGATCATCACAGATGACCAGATCTCCGTCCGCCTCGAACTCCCGTAGCTGGGTTGCGATGTCCTGGCGCCGTTGCAGCACGTCGTCATGCGCCCAGGCGCGCGACCAAGACAGCCAGTCCCGCGTCTCCCGGCACCGGCCGATGAGGCCCAACCCCATCAGATCGTCGAGTCCGCCGCCATCGACGCCGCCTACCACCACCTCCGACCGGGTGAGCAGATCGTTGAGTGTTAGCGTCTCGTCGCCGGCGCCGGGCCAGTGGTCAGCCCCGGCCCAGCGATCCTGCGCCAACCGGAGGCCGATCTCGACGTTGAGGTGCTTCGAAAGAAAGACCTGAAGCTCGCCGCCGGTGGCGTTGACGACCTTTTGCAGTTCATCGACCAGCCAGTTCAGGAAGACAGACCGCCCCATGTTCGGGTTGGTGATGTAGAAGTTGGCGGGATCGAGATAGGCCTGAGCCTCGATCATCGCCTCGGGATATTCATAGATCAGCGGCAGGCTGGCCGGATCATGGATGCGCCCGTCGCGCACGCCCCGGAAGTAATCCAGCTTCGTCTTGAAGACGCCGGCCGGCGCCTCATCCGACTGGGTGCTCGCCCAGATCACGAACCCTTCCGGCCTCGAAACAAGGCCCCCCGTCGCCTCCCTCAGCATGGCGTCGGCCTTAGGGCGCTTGCCGAAAATCCAAAGCTCATCAACGAAAATGAAGCCGGCCTTTTTGCCTCCGACCGTGTCCGTGTCCGCTGCAACGACCTTCAGCACCGCCTTGGTCGTCCGGTGCGTTATGGTCCGCGTGTGCTCCTGAATGTGCATCAGCACGCTCAGGTCTTCGTCTTCCAGGATCATGTCCCGCGCAGGTTCGAAGGCGTTGTTCGCAATCTCCAGCGTGGGCGCCAGGATCAGCAGCTGCGCCGAGTAACGCCAGTTGCGAACCAGGGCCGTGACCATGATCCCCGCAGCGATGGTCGATTTGGAGTTCTTCTTGCTGATCAGCAGGAAGAACTCGCGGATCAGACGTTGGCCGCTGGCGGCGTCGTAGGCGCCGAAGATCGCCCGGACGAAATCAAAGACCCACTCCTCGCAGGCCTCGCCGAAGGTCGGCTTGCCCGGCGCATCCACGATCCGAAGCGATTTGAACACGCGCAGAGCCACGTCGCCTTGGTCCGCGAAGAGCGGAGAGGGCAATAGTGAACGCCTGGCCACGATCCTCTCGCGCCAGTCCAAACAGGCCGTCGACCACTCCATGGCTTACTGCAGCTTCGGCGGCGCCGGGGTCGCGAAGATGCCGCCGACGCGCTCGGCGGCCGCCTGCCGCTCCGCCTTGATGCCCAGAACGGGCGCCTTCTCTTCGCGCTGACGAACCCGGTTCGCCGCCGCCTTGGCTGGCCCCTTACCGAACTCCTCTCGGATGTAGCGCGCAGCGCTGACGTTTCCGGCGATCGCCTTGCGCCACATCGCTTCGTTCAGCACCGCCTGGGCGAGGTCAGCCCCTTCCTCAAGCTCCCGAAAATAATACTTCCTGAGCGTCGGCTCGCTGAGCCCGATGCGGCTGGCGATCACTTCCACCGTCAGGCCGGAGGCTTTCAAAACCGCAATGTTTTCAGCGATTTGCTTCATCCAGCGATGCCGTTTCCGCCCGCGCCGGTCCTTCGGCGGCGTCCACGGGTCACCCCACAGATCGACATCGCCCTCGTTTTCATCGCTCATCGGAAAAAATCCCTGAGTGAGGGGGGCGCCGGTCTCGGGACGGAGGGGCTCCGAACTTTCGATGCCCCCCCCCTCCCGGCGCGGGGCAGGGAGGGGGTCTCCGGTCAGTCCCAAACGCCGCGATGGTGCAGGCTGACCTGCTCTTCGCGCTGGATCTCGCTGTCGTGGACGGCCTTGCTGACCGTCTCCAGGTTGTCGATGTCCCAGAACAGCTCGGCGCTCCCGCGATGCGGTCGCTTATGGTTGACGGTCGGACTGTCCGGGGCAGGGTATCGCCCGCCCAGCACCTGCCCTGTGCGCTGACACGTGTACGCGTCGCGGATCAGCACCTGCTGACGCAGCGCGCGCCAACGGGCCGTCTTGTACCAGGCGCGCCATGCAGCGCCGCTGGATCGCGCATCGCTTCGCACCGGCTCGTCCGCCGCCCAGCCGACCTTGGAGCGAGGCGCCCCGATCAGCGGCGGCGGCCCCTTCAACTTCGCCATGTGAACTCGCCCGAGTGTGACAGGCCTTCCGGTGAAGACCGGCTCAGTCGGCTAGGAAACCGACCGTTACGCGAGCCGCCCGCATCGCCGTTGCTTTCTCAGCCTAAGGCCCGCCGTGGTGTCCCTGCCGCGCTCGGAGCCGGTTCAGGGTGATCAGATGCGGGAAGTGGTCCAGATACGCCAAGCCCGCCGAGACAAGCGTCTGGCGGGCTCAAGGCGCATTTCTGAATGTGCTGAATCAGATGCCCTTAGCCGCCCTGATTCGCAAGCGCCTTCTTCAACTGCGCATCCGTCGTCCGCAGCAGCGGCCCGGCCGCGCGCAGAGCCAGCACCAGCCGGCGCACGTTTCCGGCCCGCACATCGCCGCCGCCGCCCAGCGACCAGATCGTCACCCCGCGCCCCGCCACGGCGTCCAGCACCGCCATCGACCGTTCATCCCCGATGGCCGCCCTGACCAGCCGCAGCCTCAGCGCCGCATAGCCACGCTCCAGGGCGGACCACACAGCCCCGTCGCTGCTCATCCGTGGTGCAGCTGATCGCTCGTTCAGGCTGGACCCGACCGAGGCCTGCGCCTTGGCCACCATCCGCCGGTACAGCAGCCCGGCCTCATGGTCATCAGCGTCCAGCGCGCCGGACTTCAGCAGGCTTTCGAGGCCGTCCACCCGCTTGGCGCGCGTGGCGGTCTCGACCTTCAGCACCGGCTCGCCCTGGTGACGCAGTACGGCGCCATGGGTGTCGCGCACAAAGCTGGCCGTCTCGACCACTTCAACCGCGATCCCTGCTTCGCTCCCGCCCAACGCCTGCACCGTCTCGGCGATGCCCGCGGCGACCGCTGCCGCCTCACGCGCGGCCAAAAGCTGACGCTCGACGCGGCGGACCATAGCCGCCGCCTGCCGCCGATCTTCGATCGAGCCCTTGGCCAGGATCGCCGCCCGCTCCAGCGCTTCGGACTGCGCACGGTTGAGGGTTTGCCCGTTGACGACGATCCGGTCTGACGCAGCCCGGCTCGCCTTCCGCGCCCCGACCTCGCCCGCTGCGACTGCCAGCATCTTCGCCGCTGCGCTCACTGCCCTAGCCATGCTGAGCGCTCCCGCTGGTCCCGTGTTCAACGCGGACCCCGATAGCCCGCAACGCCGATCCCGCCCCGTCGCGCAGCCGCTCGGCCGCGACCGTCGTGGCGGCGATGATGACGCTCCGCCCGCCGTCCCAGCCTGCGCGGGTCAGGTAGCTCTCGACCGCAGCGGCCCCCATCACCGCCTTCACCGTCGAGGCGACTTCTGGCGGACCCGCCCAGACCGCTGGCGGACTGGCGGGGCAGGCTGCCGGCTCGCTCGACAGCCACGCCTCATACCGGCCTTCGTCCAGCCAGCGGTCCAGGTTCATCGCCTTGCCCCGCCCGAAGTCCGGGTCGCGACCCACGGCGGCCAGCACCGCCGACAGCAACTGTTCGCCGCCCAGCCCGGATCGCTCCATCGCCGTCAGCCACGCCCGCTCCACCGGTCGAGGGGCCACCCGTTCGGGGGCCTTGGTCGCCCAGGCCTCGCATGCGGCTGCGCACGCGCGCGCCTGCGATGAGGGTTTCAACCCTTGAGTAATTTCCTTCCCTATTTGGGTGACGCCCGTGTCACCCCGCGGGGTGACACCCGTGTCGTCATGGGGTGACGCCGGTGTCACCCCATCGCTCGCCCTTGGGGTGACGCTCGTGTCACCCCAAGCCTCCGCCTCGCGCTCGGCTCTCAGACGCCGGATTGTGCTGGCGTGGCCCATCTCCAGGGGCATGCGATAGATGGGATAGACGCGGCCCAGATAGACCTTCTTCTCGCCCGTCTCGATCAGCAGGCCCATGCCCTTCAGGGCGCGCAGGCCCCGCTGCACCGTCCGCTCCGACACCTCGCATTCCAGCGCCAGAACGGGCACGGCGGCCCACACCTCGCCCTGGGCGTCGGCCCACGCGGCGATGGTCTTCAGCACGTCCTTGGCGTTGCGGTCGCGATTGCCCTTGGCGTCCCGGCACTCCTGCGCCTTGGCCCAGGTCACGGCTACGTCGCTCATTCCCGCGCCTCGCCCGATACCAGCTGCCCCGGCGCCGCCTCGGCCCACGCCCCGATCGGCGCCGGGCGCGCCTCTCCCGCGACCTCGACCAGACGCCCGTCCATAACCCGCTCGATCAGGGTCAGCGCCTCGGACAGCTCGCGCTGCTCGGCCAATGTCTGAGCCAGCAACTGGCGGCGGTGGGCCGGCTCCTCGGCCTCCAACGCATGATCGCGCAGCAACTGCCGGTGCACGTCCAGGACGGCCCGCCTCTGCTCTCTCAGGATATTCAGCGCCGCCTGCATGGCCGCACCCCCAACGCTTGAATCACATCCACCCCCGGTCGCGCGCCATCCACGTCGGCAGCGTCCAGACGTTCTCGTCCCGGCCTTCGCCGCGACGACATTCGCTTTTCGGAACCCAGCGCGCCTCGCGCCGGTCCATTCCCTCGGCCAACAGCCAGGCCGAGGCCGTCTCGCCATGCAGGACCATCGCCAGCGCCACCTGACCGCCTGGCGACACGCGCTTCGGCGGATCATGTCCGAACAGATCGCCCGTCATGCTGCGGCCTTCGGTGCAGGCTCGAACGCAGCGCCCTTCAGGCCCGCGAAGGCCATGTCGCTAGGTCGGGTCAGCCGGGCGGCCGCCTCGGGGTCCATCCACAGCTGACGCGCCTCGCCGTCAAAGCCCTGCCAGCCGGGCACGATCCCCGGCTTGACGAAGATGAACCACGCATAGGCCGTCGCCGTGGATTGCCCCGGCTCCCACACGCCCTTGCGCACGCCGGAGCCTTTGCGAGGCAGAACCACGGTCGCGTACAGGCCGCACTCCCGGAACAGCTGATGCCGCCCCTTGCCTTCCAGCAGGCGAAGCTGCAGCAGCATGGCCGCCCCGATCTTGGCCCGCCCATAGGCGCGCCGGATGAAGGGCTCGGTCAGATCGGCAAAGGGTGGGTTCGTCGCGGTCCAGCCCGCCGAACACGGCTGCCACGGCGCAGGCCTCGAGGGCGCCCGACCCGGATGCAGATAGTCCTGCACGACGATGGGAACCGCGCCCGACCGAGGCGGATAGGCAAAAACATCCGACGCGAGCACATGGTCAAACACATCGGCCAGACCGTGGGCCAGATGGCCTTCGCCAGCCGCAGGTTCCTCGACCGCGCAGGGCCAGCCAGGCAAGGCTAGGGGAAGACCCAGCCGCTCCAGAGCCTCGCCCAGCGCCCGGCCCCACCAGGGCGGCGACGGGAAATAGTCCAGGCTCTGCGGGTCCTCGACGCGGCTGGCCATGGTCGCGCGATGCGACGCGCCGCCAGTCAAGATTCACTCCCCATCGGAGGGTCAGCTCGCGCGAATGACCGCGACCGCAGAGCGCGACAGACCTCGCGTCTGATTTGCGCGCCAGTCATGTGCTCGACGGCCCACGCGTGCGTATGAGCGCATGTCGCGCTTTTCGAGACGGGCGCGCCATATCGGGCGATGACATCCCGTCGCTCTTGAGCCCAAAGCACGTCGAAGACGGCGCGCGGATCGGTGATGCGCCGATGCCAATGCGCGGGCTGCGTGATATCGAATCCGTCATCCGCCTCGATCAGCCGCCAGCATCGATCCAGGCCAGGCAGGTAGTCCGGGTTCTGCCAGCATTCGCGCCACATCCCCGTCAGAGGCGGCTTGCGAGGCCGTTCCGGCCCCATGCTGTACGCCTCCCCCATATGCGTCAGCGCGGCCCTGTGCTTCTCGGCCACAACGACCCACGTAGCGTCTGCGATTTCATGCGCCATCGCGATCTGCGCCGGCAGCCGCGAAAGCGTGTCCCGCTCGGATTTGATCTCGGCGACAATGAGCGCCTCAGGCATCACCGCCGCCACGTCCAGCCGTGAGACGCCGGTGGAAAGCACCAGTTCGTGAACAATGCGCGCGTCGGGGTAGCGACGCCGCAACTCCGCCTCGACCTTCGTGCGAATACGCTCTTCCGCTTCCGAGCCCGCCATCAGCACGGCCCTCCGAACGCTTCCAGCGCCGCGTCCGACGACGGCCAGGTGCGCCAGGCCAACCGCTCGAAACACCCTTCTCCGTGATCGCCACGACGAAAGCCGTACACCTCTGGCCGACAGCTGACGCGATCCGCCGCCAGCACCTTGCCGCTCCTCAGGCGCACGCCCATCGGTACGCCGTCGTCGTCGACCGCGGCCACCGGCCAGGCGCACCACAGGCCGGCCGTCGCGTTGAAACAGGTGACCAGCAGGTCGCCCGGCTTCAGGTGCTTCGGCGGCTCGGGCGTCTTGGCCGGGAACCGAATGACCTCGGCGCTCATGCCGCGCCCGTCCGCAGGCAGGCGCAGTCCGGGTGACGCAGGCGCAGCACGCGCGTCAGAAAAGCGGTTCGGGCCGGCGTGAACCGCCCGAAATAGGTAGCCGCCTCGGCCCGGACGAACTCGTGCTGGGGCTCAAAGACCCGCATCGGATCGATGCCGGCGCCCCGGCTGGACCGCACCAGCGCCTGCGCCAGACGCTCGGCCGACACCACCACTGTCTCTGCACTCATCCCCACACCTCCGGGCGCCCGGCATGGGCGCGGTTGAAATCATCGGTCGCCATCTGCGTCAGGCGCAGGTCCAGGAAGGCCGCCCCGTCGCTGACCATGTTCGCCATGTCGTGGCGCAGGGCCTGCGCCGTCTCGCGGCGCGCGAACGCCCGTGTCACGCGGATGAAGGCCTTGGCTGCGTCCGCCGTCGCCGCCCCGGCTTCGCGTTCGAACAGGGCGGCGGTGGCCGTATTGATCCGGTTCGCCAGACTGGCGCGCCTCAGCCGGGCGTCATCGCCATCGTCTCCCCGGTCCGCATCAGCGGCGCACTGGCCGGCCAGCCTCAGCAGGTCGCGCCACTGCGCGCGCGTGCTGACGCTCGCCGCGCGGGCGCCCGGCTTCCGTCCGCTCCAGCCGCCGGTCATGGCCTGACGCCCTTGAACGTCACGCCGGCCAGGGT